CATAGAAGTTGAAAGAGGTGATCTCTCGAAGTGTTTGAATCCGTCAGGACAATCTGTTAATAAGAACCAAGCATCGGTATCTGTTAAGAAGTTATTTACAGAATAACCCTCTGGTACCATGCCCATGTTCTTAATAGCATTGATGTCATTATCTGATGTGCTCACTCTACCAGGTGTTTGTAGCAATCTATCAACCACGAATTGTAATTGTGGTGGAACGATTAACTTAGTTCCTTGTAAAGCAATAACCATATTTCTGTCATCAACAAAAGTTGAAACTGAAATAAGTGCATCTTCTAATGAAGTCTCATTCAAGTCAGTGTAAGTGCTTGGTCTGTTTGAGAATGTTCCGCCACCTGTTAAAGGGTGAGAATCACTCACTAAAGCAACACCATCTCCTCCAGTGAAGCTTGATGAGAATGCGTTATTAAGCACAGACGCAGCTTTTACTTGCTTTGTGTGTGCCATTGATCTTGCTAAAGCCTTTGTGTATCGGGCTCCTAATCTATCATACAGATTATCTTCGATAGCTTCTTCAGTTAATGCAAATGCTAACGCAATGGTCTCATGTGAGTACCTTGCAGTAAAACCTTCAGATGCTTGGTCAAATGCCACGCTTTGTCCTTCTGATTTTACTTTTGCGTTACCGAAACCTACTATTAAGGTTTCTTCTTCAAATGCTCTATCTGATGCTTCTGTCTCAAATATTTCTGCATGTTGTTGTTCATACCTGTTGTATTCCATGCCAAATAAGGCATTCAACCCAGGCTCTAATTCTTTCGCTAATTGAGCTCTTGAAATAGCCATAATTTATACTCCTTATTAAGCTAGACCTGCACCTTTTATGCCGCAGATATGATTTTGAATAACAACTAAAACGTTTGTATTTGCCGTAGCAACGTCTGAATTTTCAGGATCTCCTGAAATATCAATCGCTTTTAGCGGTAAATTTGTTGAAGTTGCACCTGTTGTGACATCTAACTCAGCTCCTGAAATACCTGTGACGGTACTACCTGAACTTGTGTAAACAATGTCAAAGTTTCCAAACAGATCAGCCACTGGGAAAGTGTCGTCTGCTTGTACCTCGAAGACCACGTTAGGATCATCGATTATAAAAGCAATTATATCTGAAGCATTAGTGCTTGCAGGATAGTAATTACTAAATACTTGTTCGCTTGTAGTCGGATCGGTGTAAGAACATCCATTGAATACTCCAACAACAGGAACTGTGCCACCGTCAGCGTGTACTTCAATACCGCCTCCAGTTACTTGCATTACCATATCTCCTTGGAAGATACTTGTTCCGTAGTTTGCAGCTATTCTATAACGACTTTGTCCACCAGTATAAGGTGAACCACCCATCATTCTTACAGGCTTCATTCCAAAAGCAGCATCTTGATTTGCCATTTTTGTTTCTCCTATAAAATAATTATAATTTCAGAGTTCACAAAGTTATCCTTTGCTACCTCCACCAAAAGTCACCCTTGATTTAATCTCTTTTGAGATTGGCATTGAGGGATTCTCTTCACGCATTAGGTCATTCTCAACAGCAGTCATTTGATTATTGGTTTGTTGTTCAAAAAAGTCATTTCTTTGATCTGCGATTTCTTTATCTATTTTGCACAGTATCAACCCACCAACTCCAATTACTCCTGCGTGACGACCGTCATCGACAGTAGGTAAATCATGGTATCCAGGTAACTCATCTGGTTTAACAACCTCGAATCCTTCACGAAATCTTTTTGAGACATTCGTTTTGTCATCTTGGCCTAATACAGATTCTCTAACCCAACGATAAGAAATACCTTGTGATTTAGCTAATTCTACAGCTTCCTCTGGTAATTCTAACGCTGAAGGCATCTTCCAGGCTTTTGGCCTAGTGTTTGTCTCTCTAGTGTCAGAGTTTCTAGTAGCTCTGTTATCTTCAGTTTTATTATCTATTTCGCTCATGATTTTTGTAACCTCGCTTTTTGTATTGCGTAATCTTTAAATGACACTCCAAGTTTTTTAGCTAGTGCTTGTTCGCTCGGTGTCAACTCGATACGATTTTGTTTGCGTCCAGTCGATGTGTTGCGTGTGGCTGAAGCGACTGTTTGGACGGGTTTTTTGTTCGCTTCCACGTTAAACTTGTGAGGCAACTCTTGTCGCACTCGTTTATCTATCTCACTATAGTATGCATCACTCTCAGTGTCAAAGCCTTCGTTCTCTAATTGTTTGTGAACTGCAAAGGCTACACTGGTTGCAACATCGTCTGTTCCAAACCAAGTATTTCTTTGAGCCCACTCTCTAGCTTTGTCAGAGGGCTGATCATATTCTTCTTGAATAGGCTGTGGCTGTGAATATTGTTGCTGTTTAGCCTGTTCTAAGTAAGCTTGTTCTTGAGCTTCGTATTGTTTTTGCTGTTGTTTATACTGCTCATGTCTAGCCTTATCTGCTGTTGCCATGCTCAAAGCTTCGGTTGCAGTTGCTATGGCTTCTGCATCTCCAGCTTCAGTAGCTTGTTTTAAAGCTTGTTTTGATAATGCTAATTGAGACTCAACTCTAGTTGAAAACTCATCACCGTAATTAGATTGAAAAGCTTTCTGAGAATGTCTTAATTGTTCGTTTTGTTCTCTAAGTTCATTAGCGTATTGAACAGCCATAAGCTCTCTTCTTTGAAACTCTTTAGCTTGTGCTACAGCTTTGTTTATTCTGTTTTGTGCTAATGCTGCTCTTTTTTCTACATCTGATTGATCTTTTACTTTTTCTTCTACTTTAGGTGATGCCTCAAAGTCTTCTTGTATTTCATCTTCAGATACAGGTGCTACATCTTGATTAACCTCTACCTCTACAGGAGTATCCTGTACTTCTTCTTCAACTCTTCTATTTTCAGGAAGTGCTGCTTTTTCTATTTTTTCTTCCGTTATCTCAACGTCTATGTTTTGTGCTTCTTCGCTCATTCTTTACTCCTATAAAGATTTTATGTCATCTGGATCAAGGATTGTTGCAATCACTTCATCATCGTTAATAATACGAACTTCGTTATCATCTTCTAATCTGAAACGAGTTCCTGCGTATCTGCCAATCAAAATCCAATCTCCTTGTTTACACCAAGCAGATCTTGTATCTGGCTGACCAAATTTATTATCTTTATAAGCTAAAGGGCCTACCTTTAAAACGTAGCAGATTACTGTAGCTAAAGCTTCTCTGTCTACGGTTTCTTTAACTAGCTGAATACCGCCGTCAGTTTGACCTTTACCTCTGTATGGCAATACAAGTATCCGCCATCCAACAGGATCAGGCATTCTGTCAAGTAGTGATTTGTCTAGTAGTTTAGGATCTAATACCCTTTCTTCTGATTTTACGAAAGCTTTATCTAGTTCTGAGGACTCTTCTGCTTTCTCTTTTGCAATTTGTTCTTTATGTTTTTCAAATTGTGTTTTTTCTGCGACTTTCTCAACCATCGATGTCATCCATTTGCAGCGTTTCTTTTAAATCTTGTTGTAGGGAGCGAATCGCCGATAACTCTCCCATAACATATTTGTAATCTTCCATTGATTTTATATTGCCACCAGCAATAATGTCAACAGCGTTTCTCTCTCTTTCTCGCAGAGTTTTAAAAAAATACTCTGCTAGTTTAATACCATCCAATTAGCTCTCTCCTAATTTTAACTATACAAGTGTCTTAAACGATCCTATTCCTCTGTCTAAAGACATCATTGGCATTTGTGTTTCTATTTGTGGTAATTGTAAATTTGTTGGTGCCATAGGCATAGGTGTTGCTATAGGTCCGGGCATTGGCATTCTAGGTCTCATAGGCATGGGTTTAGGCATTGGCATAGGGGTAGGCATGGGCATAGGCTCAGGTAACATCGGCATTTTTGCTGGCATTGGCATTATTGCAGGATCATTAGCCCTAATTATATTTTCCATAGGCATAGGTGGAACATCCTCTCCTAAAGGTTTAGGTGGTGCCATTGGAGGCATAACTAAATCTTCTCCTCTAAATAAATCTTCTGAACGTCTTATACCTGGTCCAAAACCAAAGTCCTCTGGTGGAACTTCTCTCATAGGAGGCACCATAGGTACTGATGGAATTTCTTTCATAGGAGGCACTATAGGTAGTGATGGTGGTACTTGTGGTATAGGTTGTGGATCTTGTGGTACTTGAGGTATTAAATCTAATCTATTATCAAACCCACCACCAGGACCACCTATAGACATGAAATCATCTCGACTTGGAGGCATGACTGGGGGAACAAACGGCACAGGATCACCCACAGGCAAAGACCTCATAATTGGATCATCTTCAACAATAGGCATTTCTACAGGAGGTTGAGGCATAGGAAAATCTATTGGCGGTTCTTCTCTCATAGGAGGCATGTCGTCTATAAATATTTGATCTGGTGGTTTTGGAGGGTTAATCATTTTAGGTAAGCTAGGCCCTCTAGTTAATGGTGGTTGAGCAGCAAACATGTCTGCTATCGGATCACGCATAACATCGGTAGGAAGAAAGGCTTGTTCAGGTTGCACAGGAGGTACATACCCCTCAGGAGTGAAGAAAGCTGGTCCACCTTGAATTAGCGTAGGTCTTGCCATTAAGAAATTCCTTTAAACTTTTTACCTCTAAGTGCGGCACCGCCACCTCTTGACTCACCACCGCCATAACCTTGTGGTTGTGGAGCAGAGCCGTTAGGTATTTTTTCAGGAGTAGAGTATTTAACTTCTCCTTGATCTTTAATGGTTACACTTGATTTTACTTTTGTCATAATTGTACCTATATTATTTTTTATTTTTAGATCCCTTAGGTCTGCCTCTTTTTTTAGGAGCTGACTTAGTTACCTTTTTAGTTTTCGCTTTAGCCTTGGTCGAAGTTTTTTTAACCGTTTCTTTTTTAGTCTCTTTGACTTCGGCTTTGTTATTTGCATCTTCATTGATGATCGGCTGATTACCATTTAATATTTCCTCTTCTTTTTTGAGCATAGCTTTGTGTATAGCTTGCATTTTTTGTCTGACTGAACTCATAAATTAACCTCGCATTATGTCCATAGCCTTAAACTGTGCAGCTTGATCTATACGTTCTCTAGCTATGTCGTCTTTCATTGTAGCTATTTCTCTTTGAATTGCCAATCTTTGTTCTGCAAGTTTATTATTTTCCATAGCTTTCATAGCATCAAACTCTTGTCTTTGTGCAAACTCTTCACGTTTACGTTGCACATCATCAGCTTTAATATCAAGTTCTTTATCTCTTAACTGCACCAACGGATCAACAGGTGGTGGCGGTGGAATAAACATAGCATTGATCTGTTCAGTAAGTTGCGATACCACGGCAGCAACATCTTTAGCCACTTTTTCTTGTATCTGTTGTTGATACCCTTGTGCAACCTCAAGTGGCAACATTTGTATTTGCTGTAGCATTTGTTGAAACTCTTGGTTTTGTGCGTTTTGTTGATCTACTATCTCAGCAGCCCTAAAAGATATATGCTGATAGATATGTGCTTGAATCAAAGATAGCACAACAGGATTAGCTTGTGCTGTCATAGTTCCGTATAAAGACATGTGCGAATTAATATGTGCATCATGGTCTTGACCTGGAAAAGCTTGAGCAGGCATACCTGCAATCAAAGCTGCGTTTTCATTAGCTGGGTCTAAAGGTTGTGGTTGTGGTGGTGGTGGCAATAACTGTTCTATGTTCTGCACACCCATAGCACCGTACATTCTTCGATAGGCCTCATGCAAACCTGTTGGACCGTGTATCTCAGGATTGCTTTGCACGGTTCTAAGTATCTCTTGAGCCATCATAACCCTTTGACTCATAGAGAATGTATTAGGATCTGAAACTGGCAAGACATCCACTCTGTCATCAAAGTCTTGCGATTTAATAAACTGGTTGCCGTTAGCTGTTAAATACGGATAATTCGGTGGTAAATACTGACTAAATACTTTGGATAGTATTTCAAACTCAAT